TCACACAGTGCAGGGTCAATTACCAGGTGTACATCGATGTCACTGAACTGTGTGTAGTTGTATCCGGCGTTGCCGCCCAACATAAGCACGTCAGTGACAGCAGAATCATCCAATTCAACGAAATCTGCGAACGCTTTCGCAAAATTCATCAGTGCTTTACGCACTTCTGGTTTGAGTTTAGTCCCAAACCAGAACTTAGGGTTCAAATCTTCCCGAAAACGCAAAGTCAGACCTGCGGTTTCCCGCAAATCTGACGCTTTTATATGATGAAGGACCCTGTTGTACACTAATTTACGACTGTCATCGTATTATTTAGAGGTAGTCCTTGCGAGCATGGTGATCAGGGACGATTTTTTTCAACGTCACGATCAAAAGTCCGTCTTCAAAGGTCACTGTGTCGATGTTGACATCCTCTGCGATGGTCCAAGCACGCTCAAAGTCGCGATTTGCCATTCCACGATGGATGTATTCACCATCCAGTGCTTTCTCACGCTTCCCTTCTACGATAAGTTTACCGTACTCGGAGTATACTTTGACCTCATCCTTCTTGAACCCCGCCAGTGCGATCTCTAAGCGTGTCTCGTGGTTGCTGAGTTGAAGGATATTGTATGGAGGGAAGTTTCCAACAGTGTTGGACTCCCAGAATTGGTTGAAGTGTGTGTCCCAACCAATAGAATTTTTGTTGATACGATCAATCAGATCCGGCAGACCAGCTGCACGAAATTTCTCGATGTTAGACATGGTAAATCCCCTAATAGGCAGATTGTGTTGTGTGGACCCCGAAGGCATCCACACTTATTTATAGCACATCTGGAAATTTTAGAGGTTCGGAGAACCGTCAGCTCTCCTGGACCCTCTTCTTACCAATGTTATACTTCGTCTCTAGTGTCCATTCAGACTTCTCGCGGAATGAGATGACTTTGATTTGATTCAATGGGGAGACATCAGCAATATTTTGCAGTGCCTCATCAGAAATCAAAACCAATCCCCAATCTACGAGGAGTTTTACAATTCTATTACGACGTTGAACGTCATTGATAGTCAGGTTTGCTCTCTTGCCGTCCAGAGCAAACAGTTCTTTGAAGTGGACAATAAAATATCTTCCCTGCTTATGGAGAATATGGCAGGACTGATACAGTTTCTTCTCTTTACGAGATGCAACTCCAATGCGGGTTAGAGTCTCACGAACTTTTAGAAAATCATCTGGTTCTTGAAGAACCACTTCAATCATCTTAGCAGATGACCATTCATAAATGGGTTCACCACTATTCATTGCAACCCTCCGGTGTCAAGCTTTTTAGTAATATGATCCAGCATCTCACTGGATAGAAGAGGGAGCACTTGCTTCGCCTTTTCGTCAGAATAACCGTAGTATTTTTTGACGAGTTGGAGATTCACTAGCTCATCTTTGCGGACCCAAGGAGAGAACCTCTTCTTAGATCTCAGAGTATTTAGTAAAAAGTCGTATTGTAACCTATTATCAAGTTGATGATAGATATTCATCTCATTGGCATACATCAAGGAGTCGATGTGCCCAGACAAACAGCGGTTGATAATGTAAGGAAGATACTTGGACTCTAAGAGTGGATCTTCTTCAATTAGATTGGTCTTGGTCTCGTTGATTGACTTCAACCAATCTTTCAATTCAGGCATTCTTCTTACGAATAATAATACAATCGTTGTCGTAGTCTGGGACGAACTCTAAGACTTCATCCGGATCCCAACATAACTCCTCATACAAAGTATTGAGGGTCGCCATGTCTTGCCACAGATCGGTTGGTTTTTCCATTAGGAACAATGAATTCCAACAGTATACCACATTATCTATCGGTTGAAAATTCTTTCTTTCAGTTCATTTGTCCACTTATCATAATATGGAGTTCCCTTTAGTTCGTTCCTAGCATCCTCTAACTCCTTCCTCAACTGTACCAACAGCAAAATCATTCCACTGTTCAGGTGTTGTCCTCCCACCTCTTCTACGAGGTCAGGATGCTCTTCTAGGAACAAGAAGTCTGGGTAGATCGTGTTACACTTCTCCGCAAGTTTAGTAACATCGTCTGCAGATTGATTATCAATAACAAAAATCACAACCTCCTTAGTCCAGGGTTGTGACATCAAACCAGTTATCTGAGAAAAATTATCATAGTCTATTACCTCCACCTTCTTCCTCAAAAAAGCAGACTTAGCAAATGGGCATGGAGGAAACCCACCAAACGCCGCACTAGGTTTGGTTAGCATCTCAAACCAATTCTGGAGTCTAGTCTCTTTGACGCCAGTCATCACAACGATCAATGCGGAACCATTCCATTATATCATCTGCCCCATCAAATGTCTGCTTGTGCTCGGTCGGGTCCGGGAAACCAAGATTTAGATCATTGAAAAAATCGTCTTTAGGATTCAACACCTCCCTCCTAGCACGGTTCAACCATGTTCTAGCAGTAGTGTTTGCTTTAGCAAGTTTGTTTGCCCATATCATATCTGCTAAAGGAACCTCTTCCCGATTCACAATCTTCCTGCAGATTTCTTCCAGTCGCAGGCGGTACTGAGTTGACAGCATACTGTTGAGTCAGACACTACTATCTAGGGACTTTTCCATTGCGACTTTCAGTTCAAGAGAATGTTCAATTTCATCGTTCAGGATCTCTAGAATCCTTTCATCTTCTCCATTGTCCCGAATATACTTTTCATAGGTATGGGCAGCATGGACCTCTACCTCATACGATAGATGGTACGCTGACTTAGGAGCCAACCAGTAATACACCACATTGGTCCAATAGTATAGAAGGACAAGGTGTCTTGCGAGAAAACGGTCAATCCAATAAGAATTACCGCCCCTGCTCTCCATGTATTCCAGATGTTCGGTTTCATTGACGCTTTGCTCGAAGTGCTGCTTCATCAAGTATAAGTGATTTGGACCTCGGAGACCCATGCTTTCTCGGAAATGCAACACACTCAAGAAAGCAAAATAGGGTGCACGAGCAATTTCCTCAAGCACCCAAAATCGTTGATAGTCTCTACCTTTGTAAAGATAGTCCAGGATCGCGACAGTTACGTTTAGGAAAAACGAATTCAGTCTTCTCATGGTCAGGTATATACCATTCTATCTAGTAGTTCATTAGAAGAAGTTCCTTCCTCTTTGTTTGGTTTTTCATATATTCTCCAACCGAACGCATAGTATATGTCAGATCAAAATCTGCTGCCCTCCAGTCAGGGAATCTATCACTGACAAACTGATCAGCGTTATAACTGATGATGCAGTCATTGGAAGACTGTTGGCAGTCAATAGCAAATTGATCATGATCGAATCCTTTGTGCATGTTACCCTTTTTGCCATATAGATTATCCTTGATATCATACGGCGGGTCAAGATAGACAAATGCTTTGTCATCTCCCTGCAGTAGTTTGTCGTAAGACTGATGTAGAATCTTCCAGTTACGAATTACTTTGCTGATTGTGGGCAAACGCATGATGTTGCGTTCACTGAAGTTGGATATGCTTGCTTGTTTTGAGAAACTAGATGACTCAGTGAGACCACTGAAAGAACACTTATTGCTAACCCAAAAATAACGAGATCGATCTTTGTTGGAGGTGGATTCTTCATTGATAAGACGTTTAGATTCAATAAAAAGTTCGCGAGCAGCGTCAGGTGTGTTGTGCTCTCGTTTGATCTTCAATAGATCCTCTGCCATCTGCTCACCATCGTCACGCAAATGGATCCAGAAGTTGACTAGGGGTTCGTACAGATCACTGCAGACGACTGGGAGGGTGGGGTACATCTGGGATATGTAGATTGCCATCGATCCACCTCCCAGAAAAGGTTCACGATACTCGCTGTACTCAGACAGACGAGGCATGTGATAATAAATCTTGGTCGCTGCACGGGATTTTCCACCTGGATATCGAAGAGGAGTTTTGGCAAGTGCCATCAAAGGATCTGCTGAAGGTTTTCCAGAATTTCAGAGGACGACATGGTTTTCTCTGAAGGAGTGATGTTCTCTGCAAGCATAGTGTACTCGCCTGGTTGCAGTTTGAACTTAGCAACAGGTGACTTCTCAGTGAAGTAAACACGCTTCTTGATAGTCTCCCAATCAGTGATAGCAATACTCATGGACAAGGTGTCCACAAGGATCATGTAGTCGAAGGTCTTATCAACTACCTTACTCTCACCACGGAAGTTCTTCAAGTCTACAGCAGAAGTGCTTCCATTCTTATTGAACATCTTGAGTTTGCCTTTCATCTCATAGGCATGCTCATCAGACTCAAAGTCCATACCGTCCTTATAATCACCCACATACCGCAACTGACCATCACTCCACTTGGCAAAAGATTTCTCTTGCAACCAAGTGCGGATGGTCTTGAAGGCATTCGACTTCATCTGAGTCGTATTGGTTGCTGCTACACAACCAAAGAACTCTTCGAGATTGATGCGGTCAATGTCAAACATTGGAAAGTTGGGACCTAAGGTCGATTGTAGGTTCCCATCCTAGCATGTTTCTTGCCTTTGTGTTGTCAGCAAGCGTCTCGTGTGCCTCACCTTTACGGGGAGCAATGTACGTCACGTTGTCAGAGATCATGGCAGCGATCTCGTTTACTGAGTAGTTCGTTCCCGTTCCAATATTGACAGCAATGCCAGAGAGCGTGTTGTTCAGGGCACACATGTTTGCTTCTACCACGTCATCAACATGGGTGAAGTCTCTACGCTGTGTTCCGTCACCGACAATCGTCAGTGGTTCGCCTCTCCGTGCCTGCTCCTGGAACAAACCGATTACAGGGGCATACGCACCCCTCAAAGGTTGCCTAGGACCATAGACATTGAAGTATCTTAGGGTGATTGTCCGCAGTTTATGCAGACGGTAGTACATATAGCAAAACTTCTCTGCAGATACTTTGCTTGCAGAGTATGGATTCAAACAATCTGTAGGCATGGACTCCACAAGGGGTGGAGTATTGTTCAATCCATAACAAGATGACGTTGATGAGTTGATAAACCGCTTTACGCCTGCCTCACGTGCCAGTTCCAGCATGTTACAAGTACCCATTACGTTCGTCTGAACGCAATCAAACGGGTCATTCATAGCAAGTTGGATTCTGGACTGTGCTGCCAGGTGAAAG